ATGTTTCAGAGTATGAATCGGATTCTGCGTTGGACAAAGGGGTACCACAGACGGCTGTATCTCGGAAGCCTCTGTTCGTTTCTTGCCACCTGGGCCGCCGCCGGGCCGGTGATGCTGACGGCCTGGGCCCTTGGGCTGGTCATCGAGAGTGCCCAGGAGGGGACGGCGCTGGACGCCAGACTCCCCTGGCTGTGCCTGGGCGGGATCATCCTGCTGATCGTTCTGCGCTTCGTGTGTGCTTACTGGAAAAACCGGCTCCAGGAGAGTATCGGAACAGAGCGGGCGGCGCAGCAGAGACTGGAACTTGGTGACCTGCTCAAACGGGTTTCCCTGGGGTATTTCTCTAAGAATAACCTGGGCGACATTCTGGCTGCTCTGACCACGGAGCTCAGTACCCTGGAGCTGCAAAGCATGAAGATGGTGGATGCGGTCATCAACGGCTATCTGCAGGTACTGGTCATCGTTTTGTGCATGGCGTTCTTCTGCCCCGAGGCGGCGCTGGTGGCAGTGGTGGGTGTGCTGCTGTCCGCCTTTGCCCTCCGCGGCATCGGGCGGCAGAGTGCCCGCACCGCTCCGGTGGGACACCGGGCCCAAGAGGCATTGTCCGGGGCAGCCATTGAGTACATCCACGGCCTTTCGGTGGTCAAATCCTTCGGACAGGAGGGGGCGTCCTCCCAGCGGTTTTTTGAGGCGTGCCGGGCCAATAAGGACATCCGTATCAAAAACGAGTTTGGATTTGTGCCCTGGAACTGCCTGCACCTGTTTTCTCTGAAGGCCGCAGCTGTTGGCCTGGTGTTCACCGCCGGCTGGCAGACTATGAACGGAACCTTGGAGCTGCCGGTGCTCCTGATGGCTGCCATGTTTTCCTTCACGATCTTCGGCAGTGTGGAGTCCATCAACGACGCCGCCCATATCCTTTCTGTCACGGACTCGGTGCTGGACCGTCTGGAAGAACTGGAGGGAACGGAACTGCCGGATCAGGATGGGAAAGACGTCTCTTTGGAGCGTTACGACATCTGCTTCGACCATGTCTCCTTCGGTTACGGAACACGGGAGGTGATCCACGATGTTTCTTTCCAACTGCCGCAAAACAGCGCCACCGCCATTGTAGGGCCGTCCGGCAGCGGGAAGAGCACCCTCTGCGCACTGCTGGCCCGGTTTTATGATGTGGATCAGGGACGCATCACCGTGGGCGGCTATGACATCCGGAAGATGACCTGCGACAGCCTTTTACGCAACATTGCTATGGTATTTCAGAATGTGTATCTGTTCCACGACACCATCCGCAATAACATCCGTTTTGGCCGTCCGGATGCTGCCGAGGAGGATGTGATCGCCGCGGCCAAAGCGGCCCGCTGCCATGACTTCATCATGGCGCTGCCCCAAGGGTACGACACCATGGTGGGAGAAGGCGGCTCCAACCTCTCCGGCGGAGAAAAGCAGCGCATTTCCATTGCCCGGTGTCTTCTGAAGGACGCCCCCATTGTCATTCTGGACGAGGCCACCGCCAGCGTGGACCCGGAGAATGAGCATGAGATCCAGGAGGCGCTCTCTGCTCTGGTGCGGGGAAAGACTATCATCACCATCGCCCACCGTCTGGCTACGATCCAGAATGCTGACCGGATTTTAGTGGTGGAGGATGGGCGCATTGCTCAGCATGGTACCCATCAGGAGCTGATGAGCCAGGAGGGAACTTACCGGAACTTTATCGAGATCCGACAGCGGGCTGAGGGCTGGCGGATATAAAAAGTACGGAGGAGCAAATTATGCCCAATGAACACAAATGAAGGTATGCAAAGTGAAAATGTTAGGTCTCAATTTATCCTGCTACCAGCGAGATAATTCCATTTTGGTAACACCCATCCTACCCAGAGTTACTCGCTGGAATGCGATGAAGATGTCATCATCGTTGTAAAATCCATGATGGAAATCCGATGTGTTGATAACATCTTCCTCAATGTCTGCGGCAAATCTTTCATCAAGGCTGGAGAAATATGTCCCAAAAGTCTTGTGAAGATATTCTTTGATGTCACTCTCCAACTGTTCCGATAAAGAAATGGCCATTTGCTTCACCTCCTCATGCGGAACAATACCACAGCTCAGCGGAAATAGCTATGGCAAAAAGGCATCTTGCCGGAGAAGTGGAGATAGCTGGCGACAGCAGCCCCCAGTGCTGCCAGAGATGCTACTGTGATCATGATTTTCTTCTTCATTTACATTCCTCCCAATCATCGGATCATATCGTTCAGATCATTTGCATATCAAATCCCGGCTCCGGTGACTCCATGATCTGTTCCAGGTGCCGCGGGTCTACGATGACCTCGCTTTCATTCCTGCCGGTGAACAGGGCCAGGATGTGTTCCTTCCGAATCTGCGCCTCATACACCGTTCCATCCTCACCGAAGCGGTGGGCGAACCAGTCTGCTGTTTTTCGATCCAGTGTCCAGGACAGCGCCCTGATATTTTTGGCGTTGTAGGGTGTAACGCCCCGATAGACTGTCACCGTATCCTCCAGCGCCTGGTGTGCGGCGCGCTCCTCCTCGTCCATCAGGGACTCCGGAGGGACGGATCGGAACAAGGCCACCAGTTCTCGTTTGCTCACATTGCAGTCCTGATTGGGGCATTCCTCCTGGGTCCAGGCGGTGGATAAGAGCTGCCCCAGATCCTTCTCCGAGAGAGCGGAGGCGGCAAATTTGATAAAAGTCAGATAATAGGGCGGGTTGAGCAGTACGAAGATCTGATGGACATTTTCGGCGCTGTCTATCTGCTCCCCCACCTTGCTGCGCCACCTTGTGCAGTCATCCGAATGGTTGATCAGGTCGACCATGGAGAGGCTCCCATCCTCATTTCGAAGCGCGGAGATCCCGGAGTTTGTGAAGGGGTGGCTGACGATCACCGGGGAGAGGGCCGTTTCCTGGATCTGCACATCGAGGAGGGTGTGCGCCACCAGCTTTACGCGGAGCAGATTGGTTTCACGGGGCATCAGGAAAGGCCTCCCATCTCCATCGCCTGGGTTTCCTCAGCGAAGGGGCTACTGCATCGGCGGATCAGGCCAAACTCGGTTCGCCGGACGCCGTCTTCCACCATGGCATCCTCACCCAGCTTCTCAAAATCCATATATCCGTCGATGGTATCGATCAGCTCGTCATCAGCACCGATGCGCCGAAGGACGGTTTGCCCGTATTCGTAAGTGTCCTCCGGAATGCGCTCATAGCGTGTCATTGGCGGTGTGCTCCTTTCAGTAAAGCAAAAAAGCGCCGGAGTCTTATTTCTAAAACTTCGGCGCTTGAATATTACATGATCGGTTCTTGGTTGTAGGGTTCCATGGGGTGCTGCTCCTGCTCCCTTATGCGATCCAGAGCATCGGGAGCTGCAATGGCAATCTGCTCCTGAACGCCCCGGATGCACTTTTCCTGCTCGGCAGTCAAGTCAAAACCAGCGTCCAAGGTGTCAGAGCAGCACCGGTAGATTTCGATAAGCTGCTCCTGATTGAAGATCTGCTGTTTGGAAATGAGGCCGGCGCGGATGGCGAAGTCCTGCTTGGCACCTACATAGTTTTCCTGAAAGTAATTGCCCTGGTTGAGACCTGTGCGGTCGAAGCTCCAGTCCCATGTGACGAATTGGACGCCAAGCCGGGTGGGATGCGCAGCCAGCACGGCTCCATTGAAGTCAGCCAGCAGGCGGTAGTCACCGGTCAGGCTTTGGGCTTGCAGGGGCGGAGCCTGTTCAAGCAGCGTCATGTACTCCCGCACGGTGCAGGCCAGATCGGTGGCTCGCTCACAGGCCCGTTCCCGTTCCGGTGTCGCTACATCCTCCTGCCAGTAGCGAACGCTTCCGTCCGCTGTGATTCGGCAGAGAGGGAGACCATCCCACTCCACAGGAAGCAATTCGTCCTGTTCCGGCTGCGGGACAAAACCCTCACGGTGAAGAGCGGTACGAAGTTCTTGAAAAAACTGTTCTCGATTCATTTACTACCTCCTGACATTTAGTGCCCTTTTTGAAATTATCTGAAAACGAAAAAGGGCGCCAACCCATTGGCCCATCACGACCAACAAATCGACGCCTCAAATTTTGTGTATTCTATTGATAGAAAAATAGCGCCTTTTTTGAAAATTGATGCTTCAAAAAGGGCGCTACATGGTTTCTGGTTTTGCCAACCTCCGAGAAGAGGGGGTTCGAATCCCACCAGTTAGGGGGAAACAGCGGTTGGCATCTATGGAATCATCCATGAATTTTTGAGCTGAAAAAGCCCGGAAACGGTTGATGCCACTGGCTTTTCGCCAGTGGCATCTATACCGTTTTGATTTTATGGTGACCCGTCGGGGATTCGAACCCCGGACCCACTGCTTAAAAGGCAATCAAGAATATTGTAGTAGTAGGTATTTCAACCAATTTACCCCCAGAGTATACCCCCTAAAGCACTCTATTCAGTCATTCGGAGTGGCATTATTCCCTCCCAGTTTATCCCCCGCCTGATCTACTTTGGACTCCAATGCCGCGATCATTTTGGTGAGCCAAGCTGGAATAGGAGCCCCCAGAGCGCCGGCGTTCTCGATAATGCTGCCGGCCTCGGTGAGGATGTACCAGATGACCACCAGAGGGCAGAGCAGCACCGTGTAGGTGAATGGCAGCTCCACTCCGGGCACGTTGCCCAGTAGATGGCCAATAACTGTATCGAGAATGGCCGCCACGATGACGGCCACCACACTGCCCAGCTTGTGCCAGATGCCATCCCGGGCGGTCTTGCTGGACCACTCCCCCGCCCGCAGAGCGGCAGCGGAGCCAGTGGCGTAGTCGATGAGCATACAGCCCACCCATGCCACCACTACCCAGCCAAACCAGCCCCACAGGGCGGTGAGGGCGGCACAGAGGGCGGCCACCGCCGCTTTAAAGGAATTGATGTGCTCCATGTCAGGCTCCTTTCTCCGGCAGCAGTCCAAGCCGGTCCAGCACCACGGCAGCCTCCTGACGGGTCAGCCCGTCCCGGGGCCGGGTGCCGTCGAAGATCCCGGCGGCCACGGCCTTGCTCCACGCCTCCTTGGCCCAGCCGTCCGGCTCATTGGGCTGCCCGCTCTCCTGGTCCGGCTCCTTGACCTCCAGCCCCAGATAGTCGCAGATCCCGGCGCAGGTGGCCTGGGCCAGCTTGTCCCGGTAGACGATATCCTTCAGCAGGGCCAGGTCCTGAGCGTTGGTGTGGAAGCCGTACTCCAGCAGCACCGCCGGGGCGGTGGTGGAGGCCAGCACTGTGTACATCTCATGGGCCAGACCGCTGCCCCACAGCACCACGCCGGCGGCGTGGACGCGGTTGATGATGGCGGCCGCCAGCTTGTTCCTGGCTGCCGTCTCCGGGGGCGCAGAGGTGAATGCCACAAAGCCCCGGGCAGAACTCCCGGCGGCATTGGAGTGGAGGGAGACAAACAGGTCGGCCCCCGCCCGGTTGCTCACAGAGGCCCGGGCGCCGAGCCCGGGATAGTCGCTCTCCTGCTCCCTGGTGCCTACCACAGTGATCCCCTGGGCCTCCAGCAGGGGCCGCAGGCGGGTGTACAGATCCCAGGTAAAGTCACATTCCTTGTAGCTCCCATCCAGGGAGCCGTTGACGCACCCCGGCCCATGGCCAGGGTCCAGACATACAATGGGCTTGCTCACAGGATTGTCCTCCTTGTCCGGCGGGGTATCCGCCGATTCTTTCTTTACATATACGATGATGTAATTATGGCATTTCCGGCCATCCCCTTTGATGGTCTGGCCGTCGAACCAGCACTGGGCAGACCCGCCGCCGTCCCCCATGACGAAGGAGGTGCAGCCGTCGGCAGCCATATCGTCCCGCAGAGCCTCCGGGGTGCGGGCATCCGCCGTGCCGTCCTGGGAGGCGTACAGCCGCAGATAGGCGGGCTTTGTGCCAATGCCTGCCCTTCCCCGTTTGCCGCCCTGACCCGCTTTGTCGTAGCTGGGCTTTTCCACAGGGCCGTTGGGTCCGATGAGGCAGGTGGTGGACCAGAAATTGTCCCTGGCGTCCCGGTCCAGGGTCAGCATAATATCGGGGCCGCTGTCCCAGGCGTAGCCGTAGGAGCTCCACGGCTTGGGGGAGATCCATACGCCGTCGGCTTTCAGCAGCGGGCAGGCGGAGCCGTCAGCGTTCCACATCCCGCCCGTGACAACGTAGACTTTGCAGTCCGGCCGCTTGGCCTGGGCCTGAGCGGCTACCTGCGAGATGGTATAGCGGAATTTGTTGACGAAGATCTCGATTCCATCGACAGTTGTGATGGGAAGATCAGCAATCAATCTCACTGGCGATCACCTTCATAACTGTTCATGAGGCGCACCATGCCGGTGTAGTCGCCAGCCTGCCACAGCTGGGAAAGCCGAATCTCATTGTCACGCATGGCATCGCGCATGGAATCCCACTCATGGACAAAGGCGTCAGTTCCGACCTTGACCTCATAGGCATGAAGGTAAGCAAAGTCCGGAATGTACTTGGCAGGAACGCCCTCTACGGGGTCTACCGCCAGACCCTGCCGGATGTTATTACGGATCTTAGATGCCGCAACGCCAATGTCAGAGGTTCCGGTCTCTTCGCGGTCCATGTCCGCGCGGGCGTAGATAGCTACTACCAGTTCATTCAGGTTCGTTTTCATAGTCATTCTCCTTTCATTTTACCGCTTGCGTCGGGTCTTTCTGTTGTCCAAAGAAAGTTATGGAACCATCAAAGGCCGTAACGCTGGTAAGCACCACATCCCCTGATTCGCTCTCATAAGTCACGCTGGTACCTGCAACAGCCCAGGTACCGCTTTTCAGTACATCGGAAACCCGCTGTTGCAGGACATAGTGAAAGGCTCCGCTCTTCAGGCCGTGGCTGGAGGCGCCAATCCGAAGTGTCCCTCCGGACCACTGCCCACTGGTGAACGGCACCGTCTTTGCACCACTCCGCAGCACCGTTCCAATAGCCTCATCAATCTGCTGTCCAGTAAAGGCGCCGTTATAGCCATCCATATTCTTCACTCCCTCATACAGAGATAGGCCTTTCCATCCGCAGTCAGATAGGCATCACTTCCTATCGGAAGATAGCGGTGATTGTCATTCCAGCTGCCATCCTCGCCCTTGGCGTAGAGGGAAATACGGTACTGGCCATCTCCCCGGACCAGGAAGTCATCGTAGACCTCAAAGGTCCTCTGGATGCCGGCCGGGGTGGCCGAGAAGGACGCCACCAGGACGCCCTTCCCTACCCCGTAGTCCTCACCGGATTTGGTGGCCCGGCACTCAAAAGCCAGACACGTCTGGTCTGCCATAAACGTCACCGTAATGGCATCAAACCCAGGCTGTGCGGACAGCTTGTCCCGGCTGATGGAAAAGGTCAGCCCCGGCGCACCCATCAGGCAACGCTCCAGGTGCCTGCGGCGTTGCGCACAAAGACCTTGACGATCTTCAGTCCATCGCCGGCGGAGGCAGTCGCCAGATCGGTACCGGTGATAGTGACCTCAATGGGCGTGGTCTTGGGATAGCTGCCCACAGAACCGGAGGTGTTGACAGAGCCACCGTCGGTGGGGATCTGGGTCCCCGCATCCTGGGTGCTGGAGGTCTGGGGCACCACGCACACCTTGTACTCCTCAAAGTCCACATCAACAGTAAAGCTGATCTTGGACTTGTCAAAGCCGCTGATCTTGGAGATCTTGGCCTTGTCGGGCCCGGTAATGGTGACCACAGGCACTGCCGTATTGAGGGTGATGTCGTCGGACACCTCGGCGGACTCGTTGCCCACGTCGTCCCGCACCTTGATATGTACTGTCTTCAGGCCGTCTCCTGCCGTCAGCTCCACAGACTTTTCCGTAGCAAAGGTCTCCCAGCTGGCGGACCCCTCGTCGTCCACGCCGCTGATACCCCAGATTTTCATCTGGTATCCGGAGGTCTGCTCGTCTGATACGCCAATGGTCAGCTTGACCGTGGTTTTAGTGGCATAAAGCGCCCCATCATTGATGCTGAGAGTCAGGCCGCTGGGCGCCAGGGTGTCCAGCGTCAGGTTGAAGTAGCTTGCCATTCTTCCATCTCCTTTTCATCTTTCAGTTCCAGATAAATGTATCCACCCGGCCTCTCATAGATGGACATTTTCCCAAGACAGGCCGTTTTGATACCCATGTGGCCCACAAAGAGCCCTTCCACTTCCTTTTCACCGATCTTCATTACCTCACCCCATGATCAGATAGAGGGTTTTGGACGATTTGTCTGGGAGGGCATCATACTCCTCACGGCTCAGGACCCGGATGGTATCGATCTCCTGGGATGATACATTGCCGGCCCCGCCGGAGGGCAGGGGTAGTTCTGACGGGAGATACTGATCCGTCTCCAGATCCCACAGCTGCCAGAAGCCGTCCCCACCCGGAACAGGCGGGTGGGCGTTGAGCTCCCGGATATTTGCCTCCGCCTGTGCAAATTCCGTAGGCAGTTCCGGCCACTTGGCGTTTCCGGACAGGCTCTCCGGCACAAAGACACGGATGATATTGGTGTGCCGCATCTTCTCCCCCTGGGTGCCCCGCAGCTGGAGCATATAGAACCCGGACAGGGCCAGCATTTCAGCCGTCAGCCTAACGGACAACACCCTATCCCCCGGTGTCAGGCGGATCACATCCAGCTGCTCCCCAGCCTGCACCAGCAGGTCCCAGATCCAGCCCTCCGGAATCAGGCCCTCAACCCGCAGCTCACGGGTCAGGTTATCGTATTGATGGGCCAGCACCTGTCCCTCAGCCTGGATGGTCCAGTCCTGAAACAGTATCATCTCACTCCTCCTGACTGTCCACCGGATTCAAGATAGCAGAAGCCTCCTTTTCGGTAATCACTCCATCCGCAACAGCCCTGTGGATTCCTTCCGCAGTGACCCGGCCTCTTCGGTACAAGTCTGCCATAATTTCATACATCACTTGTCGCCTCCATAGAGTAAAATCAGCAATTTCTCAACATCCGTTTCTTTGCCCATCTTAACAGTGCAAGAACCGTCCTGATGTATAGTAATGTCACCAAGTATGGAGAAATGGCTGTTGTCATATTCCGCAGTAACCTTCTGAAAAGCTGGTTTTCCTGATTCATCAAGAACAGCATTACCAGACTCATCAAAAACCGGCACAGAACTCGTCTCCACAATGCTCCAAGCAACTCCGTCGTGAAAAAGGCCTTCTACTGTGGCATAATCTTCGACCATTGTGATGGATTTACTCTCTCTTCCACCCCATTCCCGATCTGATACCTTTCCTGCTATAGTGGCAGGATAAAGATGGCCTGCAACCTTGACCTCAGTCATGACTACCTCCTTATTCCAGATGAATATCTTTTATCAACGCGTAGGTCTTATCCCTGCTACCGTCAACTCCGGAACCTTGAAATTTCACTCCAAATTGAATTTCTTCAATTCCAGCTATTTCCGATATATCAAGAACAAATTCCCGTTCCTCCGTTGCGCCAATATAGTTGACTTCCTGGTATTTTGTTGTCCCATAGTTGGCGTAAGACGACGGTGGATAGTAGGCCATATTAAAAGCATAATTACCATTTCCCCAGCCTATGCGTGCATCTTGCGGAGTTCCAGCATCTACATACAACAAGGAAAATACTAACTTACGGTACCGAAGCATGGCATCTTTGGGCAACTTTATTCCGATATAAACTATCGCAGATCCATATTTTGAACGCATTTTAATTCCATCGCTGGCAAAGGTGCTGTCATTATTAGTTACGATACTTGCCCCGTTTTTTAGATCTGTATCCCCTACAGAATAAACTTGCAGCGGATCTGGACCAAATGAGATCTCATAAATAGATGCGTTTATCTTCGTTTTCCCGCCAGCGATGTCATATATTGTTCCGGAGACCCTCGTCTTTCCACCGGAAACAGCGTAAATGGTTCCATCTATTTTTGTGCTTCCGGCCATATCATCACCTCATTCATACTGCCATGCGATAGCGCCATTTACAGACGGAGACGCCTCCGTATTGTGTAGACTTGATCCCCTCGCCATCAGTGTGGTGTATGATGTGTTTGCGGCAGCGACAGATCCCGTACGGTTCATCATATAGCGCAGCGTATTGGCGGTAATCAAATTCGTGTCAGGATTAAGGGATTGTGATGTGCTCGTTAGATTTGTAATTGGTCGCCCAGATACTGGGTCTGTTCCGTTTCCAATCAGCACTTCTCCAGATGGCAATGTCGCTTTTCCTGTGCCCCCTCGACCCACTGACAAAGTTCCGCTGGAAATATCTTCGGCAGAATGCTTATGGCTTTTCACAGCCTTATCATCATTTAGTTTTTTGATCTCCGCATCGATGATATCGGCATTTCCATTTAGGGCTCCAATGTCCACGTAATCCTCGTAGCCTGGTTTTTTCAGTTTATAATTGGTGGTCTCTGTCATGGTAAGCTGGCCTCCCTCGCATCTTTCCAAGTTTTCCCGGACAATTCTCTCCAGGTGTAGGACTTTAAGTCCCTCCACAGCCGGTATAAATACTCAAACACAAAGCTGAGATGCGCCGGCTTGATCTCATTGATGGCGGCGGTAAGGTCGTCAATGTTAGGCGGGATGCCCAGCACCGACACAAACTTGATCACAAAATAATACTGATCGTTGTGCTCCACCACCTCCACCTGCCCGTTTACAAAGGACGCCGCCACCGCCTGGATCAGTTCCACCGTGGGCGTCCCCTGTCCACGCAGCTTGGAGATTACCCGGGTGCGCCGGAATGCCTCATCCTTGGACAGATCTATCGGGATACCGTAGGCCGTTTCCCACAGCTCCAGGCCCCATCCGCTGGCAGTCTGAGGCCAAAGCTGGCGGAGGGTCAGCTCCAGATCGGCTCCCGCCCGCCGGCACATCTCCCCCAGCACCCGCTGAAGCTCGGCAAAGGGGATGCTGCGGTAGAGCTCAGGCAGCTGGAGCATGAGGTCGTATCGGTCCGTCATGCCGTCACCTCCACCGTTCCCGCCGTTGGGGCCTCGTCCGGCTGGATCTCCACATCGGCCGTGCCTCCGTTGACCGTCAGGGTAGTGGCGTTCTCCACGCCCTCAATGGTGAGCAGCAGCGCCAGAATGCGGTTATAGATCACCGTGTATGCCTTGTCCTCTCCCGGCCCGTAATAGATCACATCGTATTTGGAGCGGATCACATCGGCCAGGTAGGCTCCCAGCCGCTTTCCCAGCTCCGCCTTGACGGTCTCCGGCGTGGTGGCGGAGGAGATGACCACCACCGCCGTCACATCGATCTCAACGGCGGTGGGCGCCGATACCAGAGCTGTGGCCCCCACGGGACGCTGGGCGTCAATCAGGGTCTGGCAGGCGCTCACGATCTCCGGGGAGGCCGGGGCCATGGTGCTGTCCACCAGGGTCACCCCCACAGTGCCGGGGCCCTCCGCCAACTCCACCACCTTGGCGTCCCCCACGCCGGGGACGCTCAGCGCCCACGCCCGGTACTGCCAGCCGTTGGCGCCGTTAATCGGCTTCTGCCGACGCTCCTGGATGCGCTGGAGCAGAGCGGCGTCGCTCTCGGTGTCGGTGCCGCCGGAGGCCTGCTGGTTGGAGAAGGAGGTCAGGCCGGGCAGATTGACAAACATACTGACAATCGCTCCAGGGCCTACATTATAGTCAGCACCCTCCTGAGCGGCCTCCAGGACATCGTTGGCCGTTCCGCCCTCCGGGATGGTCACACTCTCCATCAGGGCAAATTGAAGGCCTGTGGCAGTCAGAAAGAGGGTCCCTTCCGGGATCACAGTCCCAGCGCTGCCGGTGATCGTGATATCACACCGCGCCCTGGTTCCCGGCCGGCGGGTGATGTTGAAATAGGTCTGCCCCACCAGGTCCAGATACCCTCCGCTGGTCTCGTCCACAAAGAGCATGGACACCACGGCGGGGAGAGCCTGGTAAAACTCGCTGATCTGCCGGGCAGCTGCCCCCACGGTGGCGTCGGCATAACTGCCCGCCATGGAGGACAGGCCGGTGGTCTGGTCGATGTCGGCCAGCATCTCTTTCTTGATCTGCTCCTGGGTGCGGTCCTCAAACATAGAATCCTTCCTTCCCGTAGACTGTGGTAAGCTCCACCCTCATGTGGAAGGTGGAACCATCAAAGGACGCCTCGGTCACGTCCACAGCGGTGATATAAGGAGATACCAGCAGGGCGTCCTGCAGGTATCGTGTGGCCTCGCTGATTTTGGTATCCGCCTGGTATGGCTGGCCCACCAGGGCCTCCAGCTCGCAGCCGTAGGACCAGGAGAAGGCCGCCCATTGATAGCGGGCGGTGGAAACAGCCCGCCAGGCCCAGCTTTTCACCGCCTCCAGGCCGGTGACCACCACCGGCTGGCCGCTCTCCCATCGGGGCGTCCCGGCGTCATAGTCCATGGCCACGTCGGTGTAGAGGGGCAGATCCACACTCCCACCAGCCACCGGTGTGGAAAACATGGGGAAAAGCGTCATGGCGCCACCACCTTACAGAGGATGTAGTAGGTCTGCCGGTCCGTGGACAGCACCGCCACGCTGTCCCCCGCCTGTAAGGCATCCTTTTCCCGGCTCAGATCCCCCGGTTTGACCTCCGTGGTTACAGGGCCCATGGAGCCCGTGCCGGTCAGTGTGCCGGACAAGCCTGGATCATATCCGGCCAGCAGCGCCGCATTGATCCGCAGGGACTCCGCCCCTACGTCCAGCCCATCTACCCGGACCTTCAGCGGGGAGACGCTGACCACAGTCCCGATCAAAACCGGGGAGGGGTCGGCCACCTGTCTGGCAGCCGCCCCCATGCTCCGGGCGATCCGCCCGGCGTTTTCTTCAAATGTGTTCATTTGAGCTCACTCCCCGAAATGGTGTCGTCCGCCAGATTGCGGAAATTCAGCTTGGCCTTGCAGTAATACTGGCCGTTCTTCCAGGTGTGGGTGTCGCTCGCGATCCAAAACAGGCCGGTCACCCCGCTGCCGGTGTCCCGCAGCTTGACGGCATTGCCGGAGATCAGCCGGATATCCCCCAGGGTCTCCACCGTCAGGTTCTGCTGGAGGCCGTGGTCCTCCAGCCAGGCCTTGGCCTCCGCCCCGGCGTCCTCCCCATCCTTTTGGATCAGGACGTGCTCCAACCGGCCGTTCAGGCCGATAGAGTCCTTGTCCTCCACCCGGCGCACCAGGGCGCCGGTATCGGTACGGATAACCACACTGTTCTGTAGATTGGAGATGTCCCAGGTGTTGGTGACCCCCATGGTGCTCTTGATGTCCAGGGTGGCGGCACTGGGCTTCTCCACCACCTCCAGTTCGCCCGCGCCGGTAAACCGGGCCAGATAGCGCTTCCCGTTTTTCTGGGCAGCCAGGGCATACAGAGACTTGATGATCTTGTCCAGCGCTACGCCGGGGAACTTGCGGGACACGGTCAGCCCCGTCCTGGCCAGACTTGCCACCGGAATACTGTAGTCCCGGCAGATGGCGGCCACGGCGGTCTCCGGCGCCGCGTTCGCAAATTGGTACCAACCCTCATTTTTTACCAGGTACCGCCCCCGGTCCAGGGCGGACAGGTCCACCACAGAGGACTGAGAGCTGGTGGTGGCGGAGAGCAGCGGCCCGGCAAAGAGCTGGGTCCCCTCCCGCCTGAAGATCAGCTGAGCGCCCTCCACCAGCTCGGGCGGGGTAACACTGCCGTCTCTGGGTACCGCCAGTGAGGCCGACAGCTCCCGGGCGGTCTGGCTGTCCGATCCGCTCCAGGTAACGGTCTGGACCAGCTGCGTCACGTCTCTGGAGGTCCCGCTGGGGGCCGTCAGGATCAGCTCATAGTCCATACCGTCACCTCATGGCCGCCTGCTCTTTGGCAAGCTGCACCTTCCAGATTTTATCCTCCTTGCTGTAGACCGTCTTTGTGGCCTTTGCAGTCTTGACGCTGGCGCTCACCTGCATGGCCGCCGGCAGCTGGTCCTTGGGCGGGATGGTGAGCACCTGCCCGGGATAGATCAGATTGGGATTCTTGATGATCTTGCTGTTGGCGGCGGCCAGCCGGTAGGCCAGGCTGCCGTCCCCGTAAAATTTACGGCAGATCCCCGAGAGGGTGTCTCCCGCCTGGACGGTGTAGGTCCGGGTGGAAGCCGCGCCCGTACTGGCATCTCTGGACGTCTGGGCATCGCCGCCGGAGATGGCCAGTACCGGCGTCTCCGGCGCCGTATACTGCCGCAGAGAGATGGAGGCATAGACATCGTTGGTGCCGTCCCGCTCGCCATAGGTCACGCTCTCCAGCAGCACCAGGGCGTTGGTAGGCGTCCCCGACACAATCCAGCGCACCGGCTTGCGGCTGTCGCTCCACCGCTGAAGTTGCTCCAGGTACACATAGGGATTGGCCACGGCGCCCGGGTTGCAGAAGGGATATAGCTTGGCCGGAAACAGCACATCCGACAGAGTACAGCTGCCCATCAGGCGGCCGCCGGGGAGGTTGATTTCCCCCAGCTGGTCCAGCTGGATGGTCTCCACCCGGTTGCCGTGAGTCCAGTCGTAAGAGGGCGGCGTCACCGGCAGGATCAGCTCCTTGCCGGCGGACGGCTCCAAAAAGGATATGATCCGTCTCATGACAGCACCCCCGCCGCGAATTTCAGTTCGATCTGGTCGGCCAGCCGCTGGGCGATCTCCTCAGCAGATACCCCCGCGCCGAACTGGTTGCCGGTTATTGTGATGGAAATACTGCGTCCCGGCTTGCTGTCCGCCTCCCGGGCCTGCTGGGCGGTGAGCACCCGCTCCCCTTCATGTAGGAGGGCGGGGAAATCGTCGTAGGGCACGCGGTCCAGGCCATAAGCATATCGGTAATGGTTACGCGCCCGTACCCGTCCAGCTACAGTGTTTTCGTCCGGTACATCCTCAATCCATTGGCTTGTCCGAGCCGCCGCCCATCCCTTGGAATACTCCTGTCCCTTCCGGTAGCCGGCGTCCCAATAGGCGTCGTTGGAAGCAGCATCATCCCGGATGGCGGCGGCCAGCTCCTTCTCATACTGAACCATCAGCTGGGCCCCTTCGCTGGCGTTATATTCGCCTTGGGCCAGCACCCTCGCTTCTGCCAGCAAACGTCCCTGCTCCGCGGCATCGCCTTTCGATTCGGCTAGCTGGTAGTCGGCCCACATCTCGTTAAGGCGGGCCTGTTTCTCCTCGCTGAAAGAAGATGCCTTTGCGCCAGTCATGACGGCAGAAAGGGCTTCCCGCTGATATTGCTCTTTGCTGTTCTCCAGCTCGGCCTGCCAGGCGCCCATGGCACGGTTGGCCTCCGCCATAATATCTCCACTGTATCCACTGAGAAAATTGATCTCCTCCTGGAGGCCCTTCTTCCGGGTCTCGTTGTACCCTTCACCGTAGGCATTATCCATCTCGGTCTGGGCATCGGCCAGGGTGGACTCCAGACCACTGAAAGTCTGGGACATCTTGTCCATGGCCCCGGCATACTGCTCCAGCCCCTGCTGGATGATATCCACCGCCTTTGTGCCGGAAATGGAGCCTTTGGAGATCATGTCGTAGATATCCCCCTGGCTCTTGCCCAGGGCGTCGGAGAGCATTCCGATCACATCGATGCCGCGGTCCTGGAAGGCGTTCAGATCCTCCAGGCCCACCTTGCCGCTGGACTGCATCCGGCTCATGACCTGGGCCATATAGGTCATGCCGCTGGCGTCCACGCCCACGGCGCTGCCCGCGTTGCCAATGCCCTCCATCAGATCCAGCATCCGCTGCTGGTCGTTCCCGAAGCCGGTGGCCAGAGCACGGGACATGGCAGTCAGGTCACTGTATTCCATGGGCGTGCTGGCCGCCATCTCCCGAAGATCTGCCAGGTATTTGGCGCCCTGCCCGCTTCCCAGAAGCTGGTCAAACGCAATCAGGTCCAGCTCCCGCTGGGCGGCGGTGGCGCTGCCCGATGTGATGGAGGTGGAAAGATCCTCAAGCTGTCCCTGCGTGGCCTCCTGGACATAGGCCTTAAAGGCCTCGTCCCGCTCCTGATAGATCTGGGACCCACCTGTGATGAGACCGATACCGCCGCCGATGACAGCGCCGGCGACTGTGCCGGCCGGGCCCAGCAGGCTGCCCAGCGCAGCGCCCTGCACCGCTCCGCTCAGGCCGCTGGAGAACATGGTGCCGGCGTTGCTGCCGAAAGCGGAGCCCACGAGGGCATCAGCCCATTGCCCAGCCGCGTCCCCCGCCATACTGATCAGTCCTGCCTGGCCCAGAGCAGACAACACACCTCCCGCACTGCCTGCCCGGTTATCCGCTTTACTGAGCGCTCCGGATGCGGCCTCCATATCTCTGGTAGTCTGCCGTACCTGGCGTCCCACCAAATCATACTGCTGGCGGATGTTCTCCAGGTTCTCTTCTGCCTTTTTCCAGTCTGCCTCAGCCGCCTGTCGTTCCGCTTCTGTGGCGCTGTCTCCCAGCTCCTCAAATGCTTTCTGCGCCTGCTGGGCCTCACGCTTTGCCCCTGTCAGGTCCACCCGCATCTGTACCCGGGTAGCATTCAGCCGGTCCAGTTCGCCCTGGAGGGCGGTGACATCGGAACGGAAGTTGGTCATGGAGTTCTTCATTCCAACGATAGCGGATGATAGATTATCTTTCACGCTCATAGCGATGCTGGCGTCTGTAGGCATTATGGTCCCTCCTCCCTCCGCCTCTCATAGTCGATCATCATGGCACAGATCACAGCACGCTCCCCGGGGGGAAGGCGGAAGAACGCCCCGGGGAAAATGCCGTGCCGGATCAGCAGCCGCTGAGCCGCTGCCAGCTCTGTGTCATGGGTTAGTTTTTTTCCAGGTCCTCCAGGGCGGCGCCCACGGCCATATCCTGCAGCACATCCGGCTCCTCCTCCAGGGTGATCACAGCGCCCGGACCATAACCGTTGAGCGTGTCGCACTGGCGCAGAATGGCCCGCACCTCACCGGGTCTCAGCAGCTTTTTCAGTGCGTCCACCGGCGTGGGACATCCCATGTGGTCCTGATACCAGGCCTTGTCCTTAAAATTGGGGCTGACACAGCTGGCCAGCATATAGTGGAGATCCGCGTCCTCCGTGCCCCGCAGGGCAGTCAGTTTGTTGTAGGGGATCTCCCTCAGGGTAATGGACAGGCCCAGGCGGGTTACCTGGACCACAGCCGTCTCAGGCTCCGTCACAGGGATATCCAGCAGAGACCGGGCGATAGATTTTTCCTTGCTCTCCATAGTTTCCTCCTCATTCCACCGGGATCACGTCCAGCAGCTCAAACCGGGTAAAGGTAAACGGCGCCGTGATCTTACCGGCTGTCGCTGCCTGCCAATCTGCCAGGGTCAGGTCGGTGAACTGCACACCGTAGTAGGCGATGCGCTCCGCGCCGGCGCTGTCCGGGTCCGCCAGCTTGGAGATGATCGTCATCTCGGGGATCTGGCCGTCCTGGATGGACTGCATCCGGATCAGCATACCGCTGTCCACCTTATAGAGCATCAAAGAGCCTGTGCCATCAGCTCCGGTAGGCTTGGTCTGGGTCATAAACTCGCCGCACAGAGCCAGCTTCTCGCTGTTGATGGCTACCTTACCCTGGCACCCATAGCACTCGGCCAGTCGGTCACCGACCAGCCACACGGTCCCGTATGTACCATTGGGCACCCGCTTGGCCGTCATATTGGATCTTGCCATGATCGTTCCTCCTTACAGGTTATTGAACAGGACCTCGAAGTCCTCCATAGCGTCTACCAGGCGGCCGCCGCACCGGATGAACACCCAGGACCCGGTCTGATACTCCAGGACCTCCTTTCGGGTCATGCCGGAGGTATCCACCCCCTGACTGGTCAGCCACAGCAGCTGCCGCTCGTAGTCCACCTCGGCATAGCTCTCCCCAGCAGAGAGGACGCCAGCCCGCTCCAGGTAACGGAAATAGTCCGAAATCGCGGTGACCAGGATCTGCTTATTATCGTAGGTATTGGGATACCGGCCCAGATACTCATTCTCAATGGTGGTGCGCAGGTAGTAGGAGATCAGGTCCATCCCCTCCACGATTTTGATACGGCTCCAGTCCTCCTTTCCATTCTCAGGGATGGTGATCAGGGAATTGACTGCCCGGGCGATCTTGGCCTGGAGCCCGTCGTGGATCAGGATGAGCTTGCCGTTGTTAATAGCCGTCGTCTGCTCCTCCGTGGTCCGGTCCGTGACGGCTGTCAGCTCTGGCAGCGCCGCATAGGTGGCGCTCATACCCATAGGGATACCGGCCAGGATACCGGCCATTCTGGCGCAATATTCCGCCGCCGTCACCCCACCGGCAGCATTCATCATTCCGGTCTCGTCCAGCTCGATGACGCCCATATCGTCGCTTCCGGCAGTCTTCCATGGTTTCACCAGCTTAACAGGGCGGTAAATGGCCCGCTGGGCCTTAACCCACTCTGCAAGCACCTCCATCTCATCATCGGTCACATCGGGCGGGCCGGCCAGATAATCGATGGAAAAGGCCTCAATGCTCTTGAGCCCGGCTTCCAGGGCGGTAGTGTCCTCGGTTCCTGTGGCGATGACCACCAGATAGACCAGGCTGGGCACACCCCGGTCGCTGCCCTCAAAGGCCGTCATGACGTGCGCCTTATTATCACTGCCAAGGCCAGACGGGATCATGGCCGTGGACATCAGCTGATGGACACCCTGACTGGCGGCGTCCCGCACAAAAATAGCCACGTTGCCCTTTTTGCTCCGGTTGGCTACCTCAGCAGCCGCCTTTTCAAAGGCGATCTTCAGCACGGGCAGGCCGTTTGTAGTTGCCATAATATCTCACCTCGTATATTAGATTGTCCGCTCGTCCGGGGACTGAGCGAAAAACGTTCTGCTGCACTCGATATGCTCCATTTTTGGCACTGCGCTGCTCACAGGATCTGTCATGTCATCCGGATCATGATAGCCCAGCCGCTCATCCATCCAGGCGGCGGAGAATGTGACAAAGGCGCTGCCCATATCCATGCCATCCCCTTTTGCCGTCAGGGAGATCCACCGCTCTCCCACCTGTATAGATGGGGACGCGAAGGCCAGCAGCACTGCCTCCTGATTCTGTCTCAGCGCCTCGGTAGAGCTGATGTCATACTCATCTGTGGAGCAAAATAACTCCAGCTCGGCCTCCATCTCCCATTGGACCATTGAGATGTTGGCTGGCGTCATCTCGCTGGATGTCAGGTACAGGTAGCAGCTGGGCCGGTGGTGATCCACTGGGCAAAAATCCCGGTAGATCATCCGGTCCGGCCACAGCTTGGCGATCACATCCGCAATCGCATTGCAAACGTCAATGCTGGTTATCATGCTCTCCCCTCCAGTCTGGCTGCCACCTCAGCGGCCAGTGCCTGCAGCTGCTCCGCACCCATTCCGGAGAGCTGACTGCGGACCGACGCGTAAAAGTGCAGGCCAGGCACCGCCGGAACGTTGATCCGCGCCCGGTATTTGTACCCGTCCCGTTTCTGCTGGCTGGGCCGCCGGTGCTTGTGGCCGCCCTCAATGGCGTTGGTCACATAGCCCACGGCATATTTCTTGCCACCTGGGGTTGTCTTGTAGGTCTTGGCCTTGGGGCGGACCGCCACATAGCCGCTTTTGGAGCCGATATACCGTTCCTGCCACCCGCGAACCGTTCCGGTGCCGGGGATCTTGCTCTGGACCCCGGAAAGCATTTGTTCGCCCAGATCTTCCAGGAGATCCCGCTTCATGGCCGGAAACTCTCTCTGCAAGGCATCCCAACTGTTCAGGATCCGATCCAATCCATCCATCTGCACACTAGGCATTTTGGGATCCTCCTCTCACACATCCCGGCTGAACTCCACCTCATACTCATTTTTGTATTCGTCCAGCACATGACAGGCCTGGACATTGTACACAGCAGCCGCCGGCCCGGCCTGGACTGTCACCAGATCTCCCTCCCGCAGCCGGATGGGCTTGGCGGTCACCAGCACCAGGCCACGGCGGGACTTGGCAAAGGTGTCCTCCTGTTCGTACTTCACATATTTTTCTGTCAGCACGCCCGGAAAGGTCACCGGGTCCGTCTCCACCTTCTGGGGTCTGTTCCCCTCTCCCATCTTGGTGGTGTATCCCTGTGCAGTGCAGGTCACTGGTTCCACCAGGGCCGCTGCCACGTCCAGGTGGTTGCGGTTCCGGTGGGTGATGGAGGTGAGAAACAGGTGCTGTCCCCGCCAGCGCAGGGCATTGTGGAGGGTGAGGGGCTGGGTGCGCAGCACAATGGCGGCGTCCCTGGCCCCCACGCCCACCTTGGAAAACAGGTTGGTCTTGTCGGTCTGTTCCACCTGGGCCCATGCCCGGCGGACGGCCACCCACTCCCACACCCCGGTGGAAGTCTCCCGCAGCTCCAGCACCTCCAGGTGCTGGTCCAGCTTGCCCGCTCCGATGTATGACATGGGTCAGGCCCCCTCTCTCGGCTCGGTCAGCTTGAGCTGGGTAATGAGCCGCCGGAAGGCGGGATTGTCAGCCACGATAGTGCCGGTAATGGTGGCATCCCGCAAGTCGAAGTCCCGCAGCACCATGAAGTTGACCGCCAGATCGTACTGAGCGGCCCTGGGGGTACCGGGGGCAGGCTGGGAGATCCCAGCGCCCTCCAGGTAGCCCACCGCTGCGTCGTACAGGGTCTCCAGGGTGAGCAATTCTTCGGCGGTGGGCTCCTCAATGCGGCAATAGGCCAGCAGTCCGGCCCGCCGCTCATCGGTCAGCACAGTCATTTTGCCACGGTCCAGCCATTGGCGGCGGGCAGGTGCAGGCTGCGTGCTGCTACCGACACACCGCACAGGACGGCGGCGTCACCGTTGTGCTGGAACTTTAGGCCAATGTACCGAGGATTGGTGGGGTCCACCTTGTAGCTCACCACTGCCATCTGAGGCGCAGTACCAACAGCATCGGTCAGCACCACGGCATCACCGATCTCTGTGGGGCTTCCGCCGTTCTCCTGGTCGGAACCCATCAGCGTGACAGTCAGGGTCTTGCCCTTACCCAGAGCGGCAGTGGACACCAGAAAAGCAATCTCACCGGCACCGGAGGTGTCCACAAAGGAGGTGGTCTTGTCGGTAGAGGCATCCACGGACTGGGGAGCGAAAACGTTGGCGCAGATCAGCTCTTCAAAAATACGCTTCATAGTGACTCCTCCTCACTTTCGGTCCGCCAGCGCCACAAAGGGGCTGCGGAGCTTGGTGCTGTTCTTGATCTTCAGGGCATTGTTCACCTTGGGGGAGCCGTTGCAGCGGTACACCATGCGGAAGCAGTTCTGATCGGTCAGGAACTCCACATGGATGGACCAGTCCTGCTTGGCGGCGCCCTTGGTCAGCAGGATGTACTGGAAGGGATCCACCAGCATGATGTCGCCCTTGGTACCCAGGGCGGAGCAGCTGTCCTCAAACAGGACAGGCTTGTTCAGCACCCGCTGGGTATCAAAGCCGCCCAGGCCGCCCTCGGGGTTCCACAGGAACTTGGACTCGTCGCCGCTCTTGATGGCCAGCAGAGGCAGCTGCTCCTCCACGTCGGGGTGCATCAGCCATACCAGGCGGTTGCGGTTCTTGGGCATGGCGCTGGCCTGCATCTTTACGGCGTTGTTGCCCACAAAGGTGCCGTTGGGCTGAGACTGCTCCTTGGCCACGGTGATGAGGGCCTTGGAGTTGATGATGCCCAGAGGCTTGCCCACGCCGTCACCGGCAATCACCGCATCGGTCAGCAGCCGGTCAGCCGCCAGGGAGAAGCCGGTAGAGGCAAAGCCGGTCATAAAGGCCGCGTCCTGCAGCATTTCATCGGTGCAGTAGAGGAAGCCCATCATCTTCTCCAGATCCATCTTGAGTTCCTTGAACTGGGGCTTACTGGCATTCACTGCGGCAGCCTCGGCCGCCCAGTACATCTGCACGCCGCCGAATACCGACTTGCTCACGTCGGTCTCATCGGCACTGATCCACCGCATGGAGTTGGCCGCGCTGGAGCAGGTGTAACGGTCCAGGCGGTTGAGCAGGGGGCTCATCTGCACGGCGCTCTCCAGGATGGCACCGGCGAAGTCGGTCTGGATGGCAAAGCCGCCGTCCGCGCCGATGCCCTCGTTGGCGCCCAGCACCGCGTTGTTCACCTGCTGCAGCCGCTTATCCTCCACATGGTTCTTCCGGAAATTGTAGATGGCGGCCAGCTGCTCGCCGATGGAAGCAAAGGGCTTGTCCTCGCCTCCCTTACCCTCCTTGGGGACCTTGCCTTTGTCGTGCAGGATACCGTCATAGACGGGAACGGCATTCTCCTGGCTCTGCTTGGCCAGGCTCTCCAGGCTCTTGATCTGGTTGTTGATGCCCTCCATTTGCTCGGTGATCTTGTCCACCTCGTCATAGTTGCCATCATCAGCGAAGGCCTGGGCCTTGGCCAGCAGCTGGCTCTTCTGGGCCCGCAGGTCAGTGATCTTCTCCATAAAATCCATAGTCTTGGCTCCTCTCATTTAAAAATTTGCAAGCGCTCTCAGCCTTGCCAGAGCGCATTTTGCCTTTTCCTTTGCCTCGGTATCACGCCGCACCTCGTCCATGTGGTCCTGATATCGCTGCCTCATGGCGGCCGTCAGCCGGATTCGCCCGCCCACCGCCGCCACGAAGGCCGCCGGGTCCTCCTCCACGCCGGGCAGGCCCACGATCTCATCAATCAGTCCGTAGTCCAGCGCCTGGCTGGGACTGATCCAGATGTTTTTCTCCATCAGCGCGATCAGCTCCTCCCGGCTCTTGGCGCTGCTGTGGGCGGTATAGACCTCCAGCACGCAGTCCCGGGCATTGCGCAGCGCCTCCGCAGATCGGCGCATATCGTGGTAATCACCCTCTGCAACAGCGCTGGGATTGTGATAGCAAAGCAGGGCCCCAGGCTCACTCTGGATGACCTGGCACCCGGTAGCCGCCAGGGTGGCTGCACTGGCCCCATAGCCCTGGAACAGAGCCGTGGTCTTGCCCTGATACCGCCGCAGCATGGAGCGGATCTCAGTGCCCACCGTCATGTCCCCGCCGGGGGAGTTGATGAGCAGTGTCACCTCATCCCCGCCGGCCGCATCCAGGGCAGCCTGGATGTCCATGGGGGCCGTGATATCCCGAAAGCCCCACCAGCGCAGCACGTCGGCGGAATCGTTGTCCCACAGCTCTCCCCTGAGTGAGATGTCAACCATCTGTTACTGCCTCTCCTTTCAGCACGGACTCCAAGGAGCCCAGATTTTTTGTCACCAGGAACTGCTGACCCAGACCGCCGGGGATGGGGTTCATCTCCTCCTTTGCCCGGGCCTCGTCCGGGTTCATCATGGAGTTCTGAATCATCTCCCGGTAGAAGTTGGATCTGGTAGTTGGGTCCGCCCGCAGCAGCACCTCCACCACGCCGTGGATATACACGCCCTCCAGCCTCTGAGCCGGGGTGGGCAGCTTCCAGGTATCCTCGTCCTCCCACTGCACCACATAGGGCAGCAGCACGTCCGTCACATAGTTCAGCCGCTGCTGGGAGTTGCTGTTGTAGCTCTCCTTGCCGGTCTGAAGCATATGCTTTGGAACACCGGTAAATCGGGCCACCTCCTCCACAGCAAACTCCCGGCTCTCAATGAACTGGCTGTCCTTCTGGTTGAGACCCATGGGAGTGAACTTCATCCCATGGTCCAACACCGCCACCGCAAAGGCGTCGTCTGTGGCATAAGACTTGAACTGATCCTTGACCTTGTTTCTGGTGTCCGGGCTGGCGTCCGTTTCGATCTCCACAATGCCGCTCAGTCGGGCCCCGTTCTGATAAAACTTTTTACTGTACCGCTGGGCCATGGCGTCCACCGCAATGGCCTCCCGGGCCAGCTGCAAAAATCCACGGCCGTGGATACCGTCGTAGGTCTCAAAAAACAGGAAGGACAGCTCATAGTTGGAGAATCGCTTCACCACGCCGTCCACGTTGTACTCGTACCAATACTGGCCGCTGTTCGGGTCCTTGAGGATGGAACAGCACTCGGTGGGCAGCGGCAGGCGCTGGATCACCTGGCCAGCGCTGTCCCTCCGGTTCCACACGGCGCCGAAGCCGTGCCAGAATGCGTTGGACATGACCACCTTTCGCAGCATGAACGGCGACATATGATCGTTGGGTCGGACCTTGAGCATCCTGCGCAGATATTCATCTTCATACGGGATCCTGGCGTCTCTATCTTTGCGATATGCCCCGAAGGGAATCAGGCCGAAGGAGTTGGTCAGGATCCGGTGGGCAGCCGCCACCGGGGACAGGCGCTCCGCATTTCCCTGGCTTCCCTCCATCAGCTCCCCGCTCAAAAAGATCCGCTTAAACCACGTCTGGACTTCATCCCAGCTGAGGACCTGTTCCTCCATACCGGCCTTGGTACCCTGCATGGCCTGGCCTAAAATCACGATTTACCGCCTCCTCTCGACCTGGCGATGATAAAGGCATAGGCCGCCAGACATACCCCAGCTGCAGCGAACCCGGCCGGCTTACCATACTGCTCATAGGCCGCCGCCGTCAGGCACACGCCCGCTGCGATCAGAAGCAGGTCATCAAGGTACAGCCCAAGATACCCGACCGCCGCCCGGATCACCTGCGCCAGCACAGGCCAAAAGTTCTTTTTCTCGTCCATTACAAACTCCAATCATCTGACATAATGTGGGCATTGATATCAGTACCGATGGGCATTCTGAGCAGGGCCACTGCCATAACGATGATCCAGGCCACTGTCATGTCGATGCGACCGATACTCCGGTTCTTCATGGGCTTCAGGTTCTCATTGCCGTCCACATGGCAGCGGACATTACCAAAGCACCACCGGGCGGCGGTATTATGCTCATGAAGCAGTTCATGGGCACGCATCAGCCGTTCCAGCTCCTTCATGGCCGGAGACAGTTCCTTGATGGTCTGTGGGATCTCCACCACGTTGATGCCCCTGTCCATCAGCCGCTGGGTCAGGGTGCGGCTCAGATAAGGGTCTACCCCCAGAGTGTCCAGGTTGAATACGCTGGCGCACCAGGCCACCGTCTGCTCAATCATGGAGAAGTCCACCATATCCCCGGGGCACAGGGTGATAAACTCCGCTCTGGCCCAGTCCCGATAGGGTACATGGTCCCGCTGCTCGGCCTCCACCACCCCGTCCTCCGGCCGCCAGGCCCAGAACAGGGTCACCCAGATATCCAGTCCCTCCTGAGGCGGAAATAGCAGGGTAAGCGCCGTCAGGTCGGTGGTGGTGGACAGATCAAGGCCACCGTAGCACTTCTTGCCCATGAGACAGTCCCGGACGGCCTGCCGCCGATCCGTGACCTTAAGGCCCTGCCATTCCTCCCGGTTCCACTGGGTCTTGTCGTACAGTCCCAGGGGCAGCCAGCCCACTGTATGGGTGGCGATCCACTGATTGAGCCGCAGCCACCGGAAGAGCCGTTCCGCCGCCTCGCTCTGTTTAGCGGCCCTGGCCTCCCGTCGGAAGTCCCGCAGCTTCAGGTTGTGCCCCAGGCCTGGGTTGCAGGCGTGCCACACCGCCTCGTCGTAGATGTCCAAGGCGGCGATCCTGTCCGGATCGTCGCCGGTAAGGACAGAAACGCCATACATAATGGGGCACCAGGCCGGGTCGTCGGTGTCCAGCTCCCGCTCGGGTTCCCCCCGCCGCCAGGCCAGGATACGCCGGCACTTCTCATGGATCTCCCAGCCGATGCTTTTCCGGTCCGGGTCGTCGCCAGCGGTAGTAAGGACAATGACCGCCTGCTGCCGCCGGGCGGCGTCCGAGCCTGCAGTGAGCACGTCCCACAGCCGGCGGTTGGGCTGGGTGTGGAGCTCGTCAAAGATGATGGCGCTGAAGGAGTAGCCGTGCTTGGACACGGCGTCGGCGGAATACACCTTGAGCACACCGCCATACCTGGTGTGGATCTCCCGCTTGGAATCCACCGCCCAGGCGATGGGGTCGTGCTCAGGCTGGCCCAGGCAGGTATGCTCCACCATGTATTTGGCAGCCTCGTACACCTGGGCGGCGTTTTCCTTGTCGGAGGAGAAAATGCCAACCTTGGGCCGCTTCTCCCCGTCCCACAGCAGGTGGTACAGCCCCAGACCGGCGGAAAACTCTGTCTTGCCGTTCTTCTTGGGCAGCTCGTCATAGAGGAAACGCCGGTACCGGCTCCAGCTGCCGTCCTCGTCCTGCTCCTGGACTCCGTAGAAGCTGCGGATGGCGTCCAGCTCCCAGTCCAACAGCCGGAAAGGCTCTCCCGCCCATTCGTTGGAGCCAAAGCACAGCAGGGAGAAGAAGTCCAGCACGTCCTGCACCGCCTGCTCGCTGTACCGCAGCACGGCGCCGTCGTCCGGGGCGCACACCGTCACCGGTCCCAGTTGGAGCAGCTCAGGCACGGCGCATCCGCTCCTCCATCATCTGCTCAAAGGGGTTTTTCTCCTTGGGCTTGGCCCCCTCCGGCAACACCAGACGGCAGCGGCTGGTAATGGTCATGCCCATATCGTTGGCGCAGGCCCTGGCCTGCTTGAAGCAGGTGTCCTGGATCTTGGTCCACTTCTCCGCTAGAGCAGAGTCCTCGGCCGTCAGCGCCTCCCCCGCCATCTTGCAGGCCTGGGCATACTGGGCCTGAGCCACCACATAGCGGCCCAGAGTGTCCCGGTCCAGCTGAGCCGCCCCCATATCGGCGGCCAGCAGCTCCTTAGCCAGGGCCCGAAACTCCTTCCGGCAGTCCTGGGGCAGCCACTTGGGTACCCGCATGGTCTTGGGCTTGGGCAGATCCACTTCCTGGTCCGCCCGCCGGGCTTTTTCGCTTTTGCTCAGGTGCTTCCGGCCGTTCCCCTCCAGCACAGCCAGGCGTTGTCTCGGTCCAGGCATACAGTCCCCCCTTTCTTCCATTCATGTGGCGGGGCCAGCCCACTCCGCCACCCGGGTTCTGGCCGTCTCAAAATAGCCCCGATCCAGTTCAAAGCCCACAAAGCGCCGGCCGGCATTCAGGCAGGCCATGGCCGTGGAACCACTTCCCATACAGTTGTCCAGCACTAAATCTCCTGGGTCGGTGTAGGTCCGTACCAGATACTCCAGCAGCGCGACCGGTTTCTGGGTAGGGTGAAAGCGATGTTCCTTCCGGTTGGGAAAGCGGAGTACAGAGCGCGGATAGTTGGTAAAACGCTGCACACTTTCCTTGCCCATGTGGCGATAGACGCTGCCCTTGCGTTCGCCACGCCGCACCACCGGGCGTTCCAACGGGATCAGCCCCTGTGGGTGATATTTGGGCAAACGCTGAAAAAAGACCAACATTAACTCGTGGGAGCGCATAGGCATCCGGTTTGCATTTGCATAGCCCACGGGGGAGTTCTTTTCCCATACCAGGTCATACCGGAAGAGCTTCCGGGCGCTGTTGATGAGATCGGTGGCAAAAGGCTGGGCCGCAAAGAGCACCAGCGCCCCCCGTGGTTTCAGCACCCGTCGGTAATGTTCCCATAGGGGCTGAAACGGGATCACTGTATCCCACGCACAGTTGGTGGTACCGTAGGGCAGGTCACACAGGACCAGATCCACACTTCCGGTTTCCACACGGCTCATACCTACCAAGCAGTCACAGTTATGCAGTCGAATCTGACGGTTGCGATTGATGTTACTTCCTCCTCTCCAGACCCAGCTAGGTGGCCCTATTTCTCCGTGGGGAGAAAATCCCACACGAAGGGGGCCGCACGGTCTTACACACTTGGTCCTGAAACTTTTCCAGGCCGGGGAGAGGGGCTGGCAAGCCACAGGCTTGCCGTGGGCGCACAGGCACACAACGCACCCACACACACGCGCCCAAGCCTTCCCCCGGTATGGTCCTTAACGCCTTGTCTTTCCCCTCCGTTTTTCCGCCTGTTCCAGCGCCGTTTTACGATCATGGCAGCGCTTACACAGGCTCTGGAGATTGGACCTGTCGATGAACCTGGCCCAGTCCCCACAGTGGGGCTCCACGTGATCCACCACCGTGGCCCGGGTGCGGATGCCCCGCTTAGCACACTCCCGGCACCAGGGCTCCCGCAGGAGCTGGCCGGGCCGCAGATCGTCGGTCCAGACGGACAGACTGTACCAGCTGTGCCACTCCGCCGACGCCTTTCTGGCCGCCGGCCTGGGCTTATGCCTGTCACAGTACCCCTCCCGGGTGAGGGCGGAACACCCAGGGTGCCTGCATGGTCGGAGGGGCTTCATGGCCACGGGCTATCACCTCCGGGCAACAAAAAAAGCCGGCACCGACGCTCCCCCACACGGGAAGTCATCGGCACCGGCTTACAACGAAGCACTGGCCACGGTCGATATTCACGATGTACTCTGCCTTGCAGCTCCTGCACCAGAGAATCAGCCCACGGGCTTCGGTTTCGGGGTCCGCTTTCTGGTTGGTCGTCTGCTTGCAGTTGGGACAGACATACCGTCCGTTCCTTACGGATAGTTTACCACACTCACGCTCTGTTTTCAACTTTTCCACTCACTTTCTACAGTCCTTCTCACTTGTTGCACCCTGTTTCCAGAACGAATAAAGACGCGAGGGCTATTCTTTTTTCCGTTTGGACGGTGGCCTGGTTCCTCTTTTCTCCTTTCCTGATTTGGGTTTGATATATTTTATGGTGGCGAACTCGCCGAACTGATTACGAATGGGCGGCGGCGCACTGAGTATGATGGCCCCCGGCGGCGCCGCCAGGGTCAGTGTATCCCTGACCATCTCGCTCTCTGCCACCGGCTTCTTCAAATTCTTCGAGCCGACCCAGCACTTTTTCCCCGGTTCCGGCCGCCCCACCTCCCTGGGCTCTTTGGTCAGATACTTGGCCAGGGCCTCGTACCCCTGCCAATCGTCCAACTGCTCCAGTTTTATGTTGCCATACGGCCAGAGAGAGCGGAGCACCTCCAGATCCGCCGACCCGGTTCCGTTGATGACAAGATGGTGATGCAGCCGACCCCCTTCGGCGCTGAGCTGCTCGGTTACGTACACATACCGCAGCTCCTGGGCCCTGGCTTTCCGGTGGGCCCTCAGCCAGGTCAAAAATCTGCGGACCAGCTTGACGGCCTCCGGCCTGGAGGACGGAAGGTGAGCATCGTCATAAGTCAGCTCCACCACCAGATCCCGACGTCTGAAATTGGACGCCAGCAGCAGCTCCAGCCTCTGCCAAGCCCTGCGGTTATTCGTCGCCATCTGGGCGGCACTGGAGATCTCCCGCAGAGCGGCCCTCTCCTCCGGAGTGCTGCGGGGTGTCGGCGTGGAGTAGAGGACCGCGACCACCAGCCGCCCGGCGGTGACAGTTTTGAGTCGCTTAGCCATCCTGCGCCTCCAGATCCAGCAGCGCTCTGGCCCCGTCATAGAGCTGGCTCATGCCGTGGATCGTCAGCACATCGATCCCGGTATGGAGCTCAATGGAGTTGATCCTGGCCCGTGCGGTGCCGTCCTTGATCCCCAGCGCTTTTGCTGCGCCGGAGATGCAGAGGTCGGCATCATGGAGCGCCACGATCAGCCGGAGCTGGTCCATGGTCAGGATCCTGTCATTCCGCACACTGGACCGTCCCATCACTCACACCTCCCGAAGCGGCTGAGATAGTGGGCCTGCCACAGAAAATCCGGCTGACGGAGGGAAATCATCTTCTCCCGCACCAGCTTGTCCATCACCCGGCCGATGCTGGGCTGCCCGTCCATCTGGGCCAGCTTCTCCAGGTTGGCGGCAGTCTGGGCCGTGACCAACACAGAGATTCGTCGCAAATTTTTGTTTTTCATCCAATCCCTCCGTTTGAAATGAAGTATACGGTTCGTGGGCAAGCTATCACTGGAGGTGATTCGTATGGAATCCACTTACAGCGATCGATACGCCAACCTGATGGAGGACCCGGCCATGGAGGCCTATTTCGTCCAGCTGCCCGGCTATATCCAGGCCCAGATCCGCGCCCGCAAGCAGCAGCCTGCCACCCTGGAAGACCTGAAACGCATGGCCGAAGAGGTCAAGCAGCTGTTTTAACACAAAGAATAGGGTATACCAGAGATCCTATGCCGATCTGGAAGAGCTGCAGCATTCTGCGTCAAAGTACCGCCCCGTTGTGGGCGGTACTTTGCTGTTCCGGCCCTCTGCCGGGCGCCCCGCCGTAGCAGGGCCCCGGCCAGAGAGAAAAGAGAGGTCCGGGTGAGGCGCGCTCCCACCCGGCAGAGGGCCGGGACTGACAGATCTATTCCACTTGCTGCGTCCGTACCAGCCACCACAGGATGCTGTCCCCATGAGGGCATACACCGTCTGCAAAATCGCACTCGTGCAGGTTGCAGTGTTTGCCATATTCATCTGTTGCCTCCACGGTTGGGCAACAGTCACAGCAGGACGCCTTGAATGCCCGCTCCCAAGGCTCGTCCCGGCCATAGCAGATGCCATCCAGGAAAGCGGCCAGCTCCTGGTCGCTCATGGCTCTGATCCGGTCGGCGTTGGTAGTAATAAGCCTTCCGCTTGCAGGGCACATAGTACACGGCTTCCCATCGCAAGCAGATGGTGGATTGTGCCTGCAAAAACTGCACACGTCTAAGCTATCCAAGCGTAACCCCCGCTTCCCGTCTCATTTCTGCCAGCATGCCCAGCTGGTCCTCCAGATAATGGACCTCCATACCGGTTACCTTGGATGCCTTCTGCCGGAGCTTTTCAAAGGCATACTCCTCGTCCACCTCGGTGCGCATCCGCTCCAGCTCGTCGGTGTTCTCCTGGAGAGCAGCGAAAAACTTCTGCATTCCCTTCGGTCCGTATCCATAGGCATCCGCGATGGAGCACACCATCAGCCACATGGCCCGCTGGGTGTGGGCATCGGCCTCGGCCTGCACCGTGGCGTCCCGGGCAGCCTTTTCGATCCCGGCCCGGATGGCTGCCTGCCGTGCCAGCACCTGGGCGTAGTTCATACCCTGGGGCTTGCCCGGGCCAGAGTGTCTTCGGTTTTTACTCATGCAGCACCCACCTCCTGCTTTTTCTTTTCTGTCCTCTTGGGCAGCTTAGGCGTTCCGTCCTTATTCCGCTTGCTTCCGGCACTGAGCCAGCGCAGCCAGGTGTCCAGGAACGCCTTGTGGACCTCCCGGGGCTTGAGGCTCCCCGGCAGGGTATCGTTGTGGTAGCCGTGGACCTGCCGGATCTGGTTTCCGTCCATCTCGATAGTCACATAGGGGGTACCGGGGGCGCTTGACCTGCGCAGGAACAGAATGGTGGTGACCCCTCTCATGTGCCGGTCGGCATAGCCGCCCACACAGTGGCACAGCATCTTGCCCTCCCGTTTGATGGCCGCCGCCGTAGCGGGGAACACGATCTTCCATCCGTCCAGCTCAAACTCGTACTTCAGCCGGCGGGCCCGGCGGTTTTGGGCCTGGCTCACCTCCTGCCGCTGGGCCAGCTGCTCCATGGTCAAATCGTGGGCGGTAAACAACTCCGGCGGCCACAGCACCCGGCTGTGCTCCAGACAATAGCCCAGCTGGTAAGCGCCATTCAGATAGTCCCGGTAGATCTCAAACAGGTCCGCATAGCAGACCGTCTCGATGTGGTCCCGGTCAAATTCCCCGCCCAGATACCGGAGAAAACGGTCCGGGTCCAGCCGGTACCGGTTCAGAAACCGGAGTACCTCCATGGGGTCCTGCCGGCATCCCCACAGATTGCAGAAGTCCATGCAGAAGGGTAGGCTCCACGCCTCACCCCAGTGCCGCCCCACATAGTTGCGCACCGCCAGGGTCTGCAGGGGTGGCTGCATCCCCATCAGTAGGGACAGCTCCCGCTTGTTCAGCCTGAAGGACTTGCGGGGGTCCGGCTCCTCCCAGCACATGGCCGCGGCGTTTTTCTTGCGGCTGTATATGAGATCGTCCAGGGGCTCCCAGTATCCCACCTTGGCCAGCATCTCCACCTGCCTGGGATAGATGGTGTAAGCGGTCAGATAGGAGATGAAATCGTGGAAGCGTGCAGCATACCCTCGGGACCCCATTGGCCGGTACTGCCAAAGGTCAAAATAGCCGCAGTACCGGAACAGCGGGTGCTCTTGCAGGATCTCCCGGTTGAGAATGGAATAGGGCTCATAGTGGTACCAGTAGATGGGTCCATCCTTGAACGGTTCGCTGACCTGCTTTTTCCGCCCCAGCTTGTCCCTCTCGTAGGTTATGTAAGGATGTTTGTCATCCCACTGGTGATCCACCTGCATCACCTCTCCCCGAACAAACCGGTAGCCGCTGGAGCACCAGGCAATGGGGTGAGCGGTGAGGTCCGTCTCATCAGCGTAGTCCTTCCGCAGCGCCAGGGCGTCGGCATAGAGGGCCTCTCCCTGCACATGGAGCAGCACCGTCAGCTCCACCCGACGCAGAGACTTCCGCTTTCCGGCCTTAGCCAGGTTGATGACGGTCACAGTCCGGCCGCACCAGGGGCAGGTCCAGAGTTCTTTATGTTTCAGGTGGTCCAGCAGGTCACGGTGCTCCGGTGTCTCCGTGCGGGTCAGATAAGGCCGGTACTCCTCGTGCCCACAGCAGGAGGCATACAGCTTCACTCCCCCCAGACCCATCAGGTCCCCGTTTTTTCTGAAAAACAAGTAGTGTGGGAACAGATCGTTCATCCGGGTGAGATCTTCCCCGGTAACGGTTGGCCAGCCGTTCAGGAGCTCCCGCTCCCGGTCTGTATATCCTGACATCCTGCCCGCCCCCTCAGAAGAAGTCGGACAGATCCAGCAGGATGCCCCGGTCCGGCTCAGTTTCCGCCGGTTCCAGCTGGATGGCCATAGAGAAGTTGACCTTTGCCCCGTCGAAGTAGAAGGACGCCGCCCGACGGTAGGCTTCCAGATCGGAAATGGAGCCGCCAACCCCCTTGGCCACCGCGGTCATACAGTCCTTGAAAGAGCCGCCCTGGGCCACTGCCTGGGCAAATTCCTCATTCTGGCGACAGAACTCCAGCAGGGCGTCCCGCACGGCGCTTTTCATGGCGGACTCCTTGTGTCCGGTGACGGACTTGTACTCCTCCTTCAGACGGGTTTCCGCCTGCTCATACCAGGTATTCATTCCGCGCACCTCCCAATGGCCTCGGCCAGGGCTCGCAGAGCCTTTTCCATGCCTTGGGCGGCGGTCTGATCCTCCCTGCCACGGGCCTTCAGCAGCAGGCCGTGGAGCTTGTTGGCCAGCTCCTGCCCCTGGTTGAAGAGCACCTCGAACTGGGCCAGCTCCTTGTCCCCTGCTATGGTAGCTTGCTTGTCCGACTTGTCCCGCTCCTCCAGAGACCGCTTCAGAACCTCCACAGAGGCCTCAGCCTGCTTCTGTTTGTCCCTGGCCTTGGCCGCTGCCTCCTTGGCCTTATCCAGCTTGGCCTGCATCTCGGCAATGGCGTCGGCCCGGGCCTTGTCAATGGCAGCCTGATCAACCACGGTCTCCACTGCCACGTCCACCGGTTTGGCCTTCAGGTCAGCAAGTTCAGCCTCCAGGCGGGCCACATTCTCCATGGCCTGCTCCCGGTCCTCACGGACCCCAGCCAGACGGGCATTGAGCAGCCGCATATCCTCCGCCATCTTATCCCGGGCCTGCTCGGCCGTGCGCTGGTCTGCTGCGGCCTGTTCGGCAGCGGCTTTGGCCTCGTCCCGCTCTTTGATGGCCTGCTCCAGCTGGCGGGTAGTCATGTCAATCACATTATGGTCCGCTACAAATTTCTCCCGTTCATCCGGAGGTAATGCCAACAGCTTCAGCGCCTTGGTAGCCCCCAAATCCGCAATCGCTTGCGGATTTGAGAACTCCCTTGCCAATCGCATAAAATTCTGTGCTGTTTTCTCGGAATATCCCACTTTCTCAGCCAACCACGGAAGCCACTCCCCGTGGGACAACATATCTTTAGCTTCGATGAGGCACTTTCCAATGGTGAGAACAGCCTCCCCGCCTTTCCGCTGTGCCTCCAAAATATCGCCGGTGATGACCTCGATGGTCCTGTCCTCCGCCGTCGGGGGCATAGTCTGGGCGATGAGCCGCCCCAGGTCAGGCTTGCCCATACTGGATCCCCTCCTTTGCCGCCAGTTCCGCCACCCAGGCCCGGTAATCCCGGGCCGCCGAGCAGAAGGGGCTCCAGGCCTGGACCGCCATCCGGGCCCAGCTGGACTCGGGCACCTTATCGGTGCGCCGGATCACCGTGTCGAAGATGGGGACTGGGCATTCCTCCCGAATGGTGGTCATAGCATCCTCCACCACCGGAGCCCTGTGCCACTGGTTAAAGAGCACCCCGGATATTCG